CTTAATCAGATAAACTGATAGTCACATCCTCCGATAAACGGAAAATTCTGCAAACGCTGCAGAGGTAGTGTCACTCCTAGCCATAGGCGTAGAAGATTGAGCGCCAAAAGAGACTCCTCTTGGTAGTCCACCCTCTTGGTGCTTTGCCTGAATAGATGATTTCAAGCCATCGTCTCTGGTCCTTAGAAAACCAACCCTCCTCGGGACACGGAAACGAAGTCTGGTAGTAGTCCATGAATTCACAAAAGACTCTATCCCACATGGCTCCACCTAACCACAGGCCGATCAACCTTGTAAATGACGTATCTAACGATGCCACGTTAGACTCTGGGTAAAGAGCAAGCTTGAACCACTCTTCCGTATCACGGAATACGCGCCCATCACGGTACCGAGTACCAAGTAGTTTGAAGTTTGCGGGATCTTCAGTCCGCTCACACTTCTCTGGCTTGATAATCATACCGGTGGGAAGACAGTCTTTTTCGGCAACGGCGAGATCAAAACCGTTACCAGCGCGAAACGCGCTGTCATCACCCAGCACCTTCAGGTTTCGGATCTCTACTTCTTGGCAGTCAGCAAGATACTCGACTAAAATGTAATTGACAACTGAGTCGATCATCTGTGTCCACCACGATCCGGAAGGAACACCCCTGAGTTTTCGGAACATACGTCCGTCAGGCATAAGAATGGGTGTATTAATAAAATACCACACCATGGCATCCCACACATTCTTCCACTTTTGCGCATCTTCTTTTCCTACTTGCTTTCCATCAAACGTTTCGAAGTTAACGTTCTGTCGCAGGATGTCAAATGCGACACGAATTAGCCAAGGTGGCACCTTCGTATCAAAAGAGGAGAAGTCGATTCCATATAGTGTTTCCCCTTCCCTCAAGTTACAGCACCATTCGGTGTACAAACGCTGTGCACTCTTCCCGTTCAACATTGGTGAATTTGGATCGTTCATAAAGTCACGATACATCAAAGGGGCGTAGAACCCTTCGACTACCAACATCTCTGCGGGGTAAATCCACACAAGTCGCGTTTTTGGTTCGTCTCTCTCGGACATACCACCACGCTGACCTGCCAGGCAAGGAGGGAACCTCATCCTGGTTGGATCGAAAGTTGTTTTTCCATCCTGTTTCATTCGATGACCTAACCATCTCGCCTCATGGTAGATCTCCTCCATCACGTCACCTTTCTTGCTTCCCATGAAGGTAGATCCTGCAGACGTATCACGTCTGAGAAATTGTCCTACTTCATGCCAATCAAGCGGTTCTCTGGAGTACGGCAATTTGAAAGCCTTCTTTGCTTTACCGATAGAACGGCGCATTGAAGATTGCTGACTCTGAGTTAAGGAGTTGAATGTGTTACGCTCGCCACAGAACTTCGCTAGGGCAGTGTACATGCCTGGCGGTCCTTGTGGACGACGAGTGTAACCACGGATATCCTCGTAAATATCACGGGAAAAGTGTTTTAAAGTCTCTCTAATATGAGGATCGGTATTAGAGGAAGACGAGTACGTAGAGTACCCACCATACTTAGCGATTTCACGTAAGTATGGATCTTTGAAGTTGGGTGGAAGTATGTCTTCGCTGTTGGTTGATCTTTCTTTGGCGGGAGAAAGATGGAGTACGTCAACTAAATGAGACCCCTTGGCTAGAACATAGTGTTGTGTGGGATCTTGAGTAAAATCTTCCATTTTCGCTCAAGAGTGTGAAGGAGGAAAAACCCGTTTACACGGTAAAATACGG